CTCTTGGTGTTCGTGATGTACAAATTTTTGCTCTTGGTTTCGATGGTCCATCGTGTCCCGATGACTTCGTGCATGTCTCTCATGGTGTGGTCTCCGGTGGTGGGTCGCGGCTTATTTCAACAACTGGCGGATGCACTCGGCGGCAAAGGTCGCGGCCTCGCGCCGGGCCTCAGCCTTCGTCCGGCCGCCGTGGGCCGTGGTGAAGGTCTTGGATAAATTCCAGTCATAGACGCCGGCCACGTAGACCTCCACGTCATAGGCCGGTTCGCCGGTCTCGGCCGACTGGCGGGTCCAGTCCGAAATCCGAATCACAAGGTCCCGCTTGCGACATTCGACCGAGGGGCACAGGTGTTTCGGCCAAGACGTTTCGGTAATGGGGTCGCCCTTGTCGGTCCGGTTGACGCTGGCCGCCGCCCGGCGCTTGTCCCGCTGGGCGTCGTTTTCCATCATGCCGGTGCGCCCGTCCGGGTCCAGAACCAACAGCTTGCCGACATCGCCGGCCGCCACGGTGCCCCAGCCAAGGAAGGCAGTATGAAACTTGCCCAACGGCTTGCCCACGTCTTGCTCGGTCAGTTGGTGAACCACGGTGCCACGATACTTTGCCATTTCTTGCCCTCTCAAAATTCCTTATCATCCATCTGCCTAAATTATACACTATACTCTGGGAAGGTGCAAGAGAATTTTGGCATATTGGCAAAATTCTTTTCGACCAAAAGAAAACCCCGGACGGCTTGCGGGCGTCCGGGGCTGGGGATCGCGGCCGGCTGGGGCCTATTCGCCGGCCTTGCCGGTTTCGATAAGGCGCGCCAGGGCCTCCACCGACAGGCTGCCGCGCTTGTGCTTGATGGTTTCGGCCAACTTGCGGGCCGCTGCCGACACGGGAGGCTGGGCCGGCAGTTCCGGCAGGGTCAAGCCCAGGCCGTGCTTGCCCAGGCAGGCCGCCACGGCTTGCTCGAATTGGGTCCGGTCGATCCGCGACTCCTTGTCGGTGCAAATCGCCGCCAAGTGCCGGCCCGTCGCCGCGCCCCACTTGTTCTCCGAACAGCGCCGCCCGTCGGCGTCCTGAAAAGCCACGCAGGTCTTATAAGAGAACCACAGCCGCAAGCCGCCCACGTCCACGCGGGTCAAATGCGGCATGATCTGGTCACAACTCGGCACAATGCTGTTTTTCGTTGCCATTCCCTAATCTCCTCAAAAAAGTGTCTGAGGCGGAACACCCGCCCGTTTTGCTTCGTAAGCAATGATACTTCTAAGACGAAAAGGGACAAGCAAAACCTTGCTGCGCTTGCCATCATTCCGTTGCGGTCGGTGGCCCTATGACAGTTTTGCGTCGTGTCGGGGACGGGATGATGACGGCGGCCGTCGTCATCTACCTAAATTATACCATACATTACGGACAGATGCAAATGAATTTGCAAATATTTTTCAGGTCGCCGCCACCTCCTCAGCCTCAGCCAGATAGCGCCGGCCGGTCGCATAGCGTTCGTGGGTCTTGGCGTATTCGAGTAGCCCGTTCTCGGCGTACAACCGCCGCACGGTGCGCCAGAACTTCGGGCCGTGCCACGAACCGGACCCATAGGCCGGGGCCTTGTGGTGCCCGTATTCGTGTAGAATGACCATGCGCAATTCGTCGGTCGGTTCGTTCGTGTTCGTGTGAATATGGGCCGACCCGCCATAGTAACAACCATACGCCGACTTGCCGGCCGGATGGAAATGCCACAGCAAATTCATCCCCGGCGCAAGGGCCGCCGCCCAGGCGGGCGGGGCCGTGTATTTGCCCTTCGCAATCCATCCCATTATCGCATCTCCTCAGTCGTGGGAGGCTGGGTCACGGGCCGATAGATAAGGCCGGCATAGCGGCAGCGCTCGGCCTTGTCGCTCGCGGGCAGGCCCAGGGCCTTCAAGAACGCATCGCCCAGCCGGCCGCTGAATCCCTGGAGGATCGCCTCGCGCGGGGCCGCGCCCCGCTGCATATCGGCCACGATTTCATCGACCCGCGCCAGGTATTGCGGCAGGGCGTGCGGGTTATAGTGCCGCCGTCGCGGGTTTCGGTCCGCCGCGTCGTGTTCCTTGCCATCGTAGGCAGTCGCGGCATTAACAAGCCGCAACCGGACGGACTCCCATTGCACGGCCACGTCCGCGTCGGTCAATGCGATGTCGTGACCCTCCCGGACCATCCGCAGGGCATAATCGTTTTGCCACTGCGGGCCGGTCGCGAGGGGCTTGGCAATCCATCGCAGGCCGAAGGGCTGGTCGATGGGCAAAAGTTGGCAACGGCTGCCGGCCGGCAGCCTGTGGCCTGCGCCGGGATCGCCAAGAACGATGTCGCGGGTTATGACGCCAGTTATCACAGTGCCTCCTTTGTCAAGTCAATTTCGATGAATCCGAACATTTGAATCACGGCCGCCAGCCGGTCCATGCGCACGGCCACGGCCCGCGCCCGGTCGATATGTTTGGCATGGCGGCTATGGAACGCCAGCCGGCACGCCAGCCGTTCGGCCCGGTCGAAGGCGGCATGGGCCGCCAGTTCCATTTCGTAGATTCGCAGCTTGCGGGCGTTCATGGGTCGCGGGTCCTCAGCCTTCCACCACTTGGACCTTGTAGCCGGCAGCCCGCAGCGCGTCGATATTCTGGGCGGCCATGTGATAGGGAAACCCCGCCACCAGCACGTCACCGGCGGGATGGTTCGGCCGGCGGGCCGGCGGGATATGGCCGAAACCGAGACCCAGGACCTTGCGGCCGATCTGGGCATCCCCGTGGAGCATTTCATAGAAATCGCCCAGCCGGAAAACCAACACGGTTTCCGGGGTCGCGGCCTTCAACTCGGCGAACCGATCCAAGGCGCGGTCAACGGCTGTCACCGGGGCCGCCACGTGCAACTCGGTCGCCCGGAATTGATGGGCGGTCATTTCGACAAGGCCACGGGCCGCCAGCCGCCGGACGGCCGCCACGGTTGCCCGGTTGCGCCGATCATAGCTATGCCAACCGGCATACTTGCGGGCGAAGGTCAGCGCGTCCTTCATATTCTTGCCCATGTTCCGCGTGTTTTCGGTCGTCATTGTAGTATCCTCCATTGCTAAATATAGTATACACTATATTTTCGCAGGGTGCAACCATATTTTGGCAATTTTGCCAAAATTTCTACCGCCGGTCAGACCGAACCACGCGGACCGACCGGAAGGGTGCCCCGGTCACCGCCGGGCCGCCCGTGCTGCGCCGGTTCGCGATTTCCAGATGGCAGGGAATAAAGCCAGTCGATTTGCCTACCCAGAATCGGCGGGTTTCCCCGTACTTATCGACCACTTCCACGCGCCGGCCTTCGAGACCGATAAGTTGCTCGGTCAATTCCGACGTGCTGCGCCAGCCGGTTGCCCGGTTGCGCTCGCGGGCCAAATCGACAAGGCCCCTGTAATCGCGGTATTGCTGGAGGGTGCCGATTCGTTCGGTGCACCCCCAGGACCGGCCCAACTCGGCCGCCAGCTTGCGGCCGCGCTCAAAAACGACATCGAAGCCCAGGAAGGTGCAACCGCCGCCGTCGCAAGGGATGACGAACAACCTTTGTTCGGTGTTTATGGTGACGTTCGTTTCCATCGGTTCTCCTGTTCTTAGTCGCGGGTCGCGGGTCTACAGGGCGTGAATACTGTACTCATGGCCATCCGGCCCGACAATCCGCTGTTGAAGGTGCCGGGACCCATAGCGGCCACTGAGGGACGAACCGAACGTCTTGAAACCCTGCGCCGCCCGGCAGGCTTCGGCCAAGGTAGGGTATTCGCCGGCATCGGTCCATTTGTCGTTCGATTCGTCACTATACTTTTGTTGCCATCGGAACATGGCGGGCTCCTGTCGCGGGTCGCGGGGTCACTCGGCAGCCGGCAGAAGGACCGCATAGCAGTTGGCGCAGGTTTCGGCCTGTTCGTCGGGGTCCTGTTCGCCCAGGTTCGTGGTCGCGACAATCCGCCAACCGTCGCCCGCCCGGTCCTTTATCGCCCGCGCGATCTGGGCGAAATTCTCACGGGCGCACTTGAAACAAAGCAATTCCCCGTCCTCCGTGATAAAGGCCAGCCGATACCCGCCCGGCCATGCGAACTCCCCGGCCCGCAGGGTCGCGGCCAACTCGCGGGCCGTGTTGATCTGGGCATGGTGGACCGCATAGCCGCGCCGCACGGGCCGACAGTTGATGTCCTCCGTGTTGCATAGGTCCCCGGCAACGCTCACAAACCATTTGCTCGCAGGGGGCCGCCAGTGGGGGCGCTCATTCGTATAGTCGGCCAAAACCTCAGCGGGGACCGGCAGACCGGCTTCGTAAGCCTGTCGCACGTGGTCAACGTGATACCCCAACTTATCAACCTCCCAGGGACCACGGCCGGCCAAAATGTCGGCACAGAGGCAACTTGCCTTATAGTCGGTCCAATCGTTTCGGACCATTTGCCACGGCTGCTTCGCCATAATGTTTGCCTCCCGTTTGTCCATATTTTGCCTCAAAATTACCTATCTGCCTATAGTATACAACATATTCGCAGGGCGGTCAAGAGTATTTGCAAATATTTCTTGGCCGGCAGAGGACCGAGGACCGGGGAAGGTGGGCCTGTGACGCCTGGGCCTGGGCGTGCGATCTGTGACGAAGGGCCGATTATGCCGGTTGTGCCTACCACTGTCGAATCTGCGCGCAGAATCGACATCTACGGCAAAACGGGCAGGTCTGCTAAACATAGGCGGGATCGACACTTAAGCCCAGAATCGACGCCACCATTGGCAAAATCGGGGTTTCGCGAAAAAGTTTCCTACAGAGTTATATGGTTCTTATAATACACTGTAGTATATGTGTATATTCTATTCTTTTGACAATCGGTATAGAAAAGTAATGGTAAAGACAAATCTGAGGCTAAACCCTTGCAAACGCGGGACTTAGCAGCCCTGGGCATTTGCACGTAGAAAAAGCTGCTGAGCACGATTTTTCCGGCTTCTACAACTGTAGAAGGCGGGTCGGAGGGCCTGGGCGCGAGGGGTCGCGCGGCATTTTTTAGGTCCGAAAATTCTGTATAGGTCGCGGGTCGCGGGTCGCGGGAAGGTTCTACATTTGTAGAAGATGGCGGGATGGCTCGCGCCAGTGGCGGGTCGCGGGTCGCGGGTCGCGGCTTGTGGGTCGCGGGTCGCGGGAGGGGGTCCCCTGTTATCGGACCCCTGGCCCCGGTGGGTTATCGGACCTCCTACGTTATGGGACCGTCCGATAACTGGACCTCGGCTGGCCGGCGCAGGTTATCGGACCTTCGGCCCGGCAGCCGATATTATCGGACTTGGCAGCCTGGCTGCCCAGCCGGCAGCCTGCGCCGGTCCGTAAAGTATACCACTACTCTCTGTCGGCAGTCAAGTATTTTTCTTGCAATCGGTCTATTCGTGCGGTATACTCTTATTATCCAAGGCAAACATTTTTGGGAGGCTCAAATGAAAATCAAAACCGTAAAACTCGTGATGGCTGAGGCTTTTCAGGCTATCGAGAAGGAATTGACTGCGGGAGGTTTTCGTCAGTACAGCGCTCGCGCTGCCCAAGTGGACATGGACCGGCTATGCGATGGCCAGTATACCTTAGATGGCGATTGTTGGTCCGGTTATGTGGTGACTGAGAATAGGACCCATGCGGAAATCTGCCGCAACTACAGCCCGAAACATTCTGCTATCTTGGCCATTGCCCATTATCGGCAGACTGCCCAGCCGGCTGCCGAGACCGAGACCGAGACCGAGACCGAGACCGAGACCGAGACGCCGCGCGATATTGGCGCAGCCTATCGGATGGCAGCCAGCGCCGGTCTTGTTTCGCAGCCCCAGACAACAGCCATCGCACGCGCGACAAGACTCTATCGGCGCAACGTACAAAATCCGGGTGACTGTGCGGGAGACCTTGATTTGCTCTTGGCCTTGGCCATCGCAGAGGCAGATATTGGCCAGTGCGCCGGATGGATTCCCGAAGTGCAGCGCGTAGGTTGTGCCATCGCGAAATTACTTGGACCGGCTGCCGATGAGACCCAGCCTCAGTCTGTGACCGATTTGCGCCGGCTATGCGATGACTGTGACAAGACCGATTGCGATGGCTGCCCGATTGCGGCAGCCATCGGCGCACTAAATCGCGCTGAGGCTGCCGCATTACTGGCCAAGACGTATCGGAAATTCCGCGCTTGTGGTATGCCGGCAAATCATGCCATCCACGTCGCGAAAATCTTGATTGCATGGGAGGAGGCTGAGGGTGACGAATTGGCCCGGCTGAGGACAGAGGCAGAGGAGGAGGACTATTTCTCAGTGTATGGGGACCCAGACGGCTATACTAACATACATGGGCGCAGAGTCTCGGCAGAGGCAGCCAAGCGAGAAATCATAGACCAAATTGATCGCGATGGCCTATGGTACGTCGTTGCGGAATTCCGGTCCTCTGTCGATGAGGATTGGCAACAGGCTGATTCCTGTGGCATGTTTTCCGGCTATCGCAACGTGGAGGACCCATGCGAAAATTGGTACATTCCCGATTTGATGGCCAGCGCCTTGGCTGAATTGGCCAAGGTCCGGTCGGACGATGAGACCGAGTCTCAGCCGGCTGCCGATGAGACCGAGACCCAGCCGGCTGATTTGTCGGCGCTGGCTGGGGATTTCGGCTGGGTCCCCAACATAGATTGCGACAGCATAGACCCAGAGGACATAGACCGGCTGTCCGATCTTTTCAGCCTGTTGGCCATGTACGCCAAGACGAAGGCTGAGGCAATGCGCTGCCGGCTGTCCGGTCAGATACCAACAGCGCTTGACTTGGAGGCAGCCTGTGAACGTCTTTATCATCGGCTGCCTAAATCCGCGCGATGGTAGGCAGCCCCAGCCGGCTGAGGCTGCCGAGCCTCAGCCCCAGCCGGCTGCCGATCTTGTGACCGAGACAAGACCCAGAGACCCAGAGGACCCTATGAGCGCACGCGATAAGATCACTATTCGGCGAAATTGGATAGTTGCCCAGAATTCCGGGTTTCGGTCCGATATTGTAAGCGCGACCTACAGACAAGCGCTGACGTATGCCAATAAAATGCGCCGGCTGGGCGCTGTCCATGTTTTGCCGAGACCGATCCTGGCCGAGTATCAATATTGACTTGGCACGGCCCGAAACATGTGGTATACTCTATTTAGACCAACAGTATATTTCGGGAGGTGAAAATGAGAAACCTAATCGTCCTTATCGCGTTTGTGGTCCTCAGCGTATCTGGCGCGCTCTTGACAGTCTCGGCTGTCCGGTCTATGCAGGTTGCCCAGATGGCTGCCGACAAGAGTTTGGCTGAGGCATTGCAGTAACATGGAATTCGCGATTACTGTTTTCGTTCTGTACTGTTTTATCAGAGGCAAATGACATGGCCAAGGCAAAAACCATTTTGACCGTCTGGGAAATTCGGACCAATGACGTATGGGGAAACCCGCGCGATGGCTGGGAAGTGAACGATTCCTACGTTGCGGACCGAGCCTACGAATTGGCGATTCCTGTGACCGCCTACAATCAAGGTACGCCACAGGAATTTGAGGCAGCCAGCCCCACAACCGCGCAGATTCATAGCCTGTGGGGAAGGACAGCCTCTATTGACAATGGCTGTTCGGACGATTTGCATTTGTATATTGTTTCCGGCGCATCTGAAAAGCCTGTGGGCGATATGTTTTGCGTATCGCATGAAAGCCTATCGCCCATTCGCGAGATTCCCCGGCCGGCTGAGGCTGCCGAGACCCAGCCTTAGCCGAGACCCCGACCCACAGACCGAGACCCCAGCCGATTGCGTAGGCAGCCGGCTGGGGTTTTCTTTTGCGCCCAGGCTGCCCAGGCTGGGGACCTCAGACGGCGCAGCCGAGACCGAGACCCAGCCGGCTGCCCAGGCCAACGTCCTATAGCGTCAGTTATGCGCGGTTCGTTATCGGACGCAAAATAAATCAGGTATGCTCTTGCTTTTGCCGAAATGTGTTGTATGCTTTGTGTGTAGGGTTGTCCTACACGGGAGGTTTGCCATGCGTAACAGTATCTACCGGACAGCCGAGACCGAGACCGAGACCTATCGGTTTGTTGTGGTTTGTCCTAAGTGTGGGGAACATGAGGTTGATAGCCAAAAATATGATGGCCCGAAGTACTGCACTGATTGCGGTTCGCGCCTGACAGACTGGTACAGGCTGGACGATTAGTCTTGTGGTAGAGCAAAGGCCGGATGTCTTGACCACATAGGACATCCGGCCTTTGCTCTGCGACCAGGTCCTTGCGTCCGATAACCTACCGGGCATAACCCACCTTATCGGACCGTCCCATAATGTTGCGTGTTATCGGACCTGTCCGATAGTGGGCGCTACGTCCTATAACATGGGCGGTTTAGGTCCGATAATATCGAGGCGCAGACCAAAATAATCGAGGTTCACGTCCGATAATATCGGCCCCCAGGCTCCCCCAGGCCGGCTTTTATCGGACGTGCTGCCCCTCCCTCGCGGCCTCTGTCCCTCGCCCCAAACCCCTCGAAAATAAAAATAAAAAATCCGAAAAATCGGACCAGGATTTTCCTTGACACGATCCAGGTCCCATAAGTAAAATCCTCAACATTATTGGAGGACTGTGGTATGACTCAAGACTGGACCAAGGACGAGTCCGCGCTGATCGAGCTTGCTGTTGAGACCGCCCGTAGCGGCGGCCATGTGTCATTCCTCGCTACCCTGTTGCTGGCCGGCCCCCTCTGGAGCCGGTCCCACGCCGAGATCGTGGCCGAGATTACGTGTCGCTTGACAAAGTTATCGGGACGTGGTACAATTCTCGATGATGCAGGTGTGGCCGACCGGAATGATTCCACGGATGGACCGGCTGGCCCACCTGTCAGGGCGTAGTGGTGGAATTGGCAGACGCGCCGGCCTCAAACGCCGGTCCCCTCGCGGGGCTGTGGGTTCGACTCCCACCTACGCCATACGCCGGTCTACAACAGGTCGTGTGCTTAGGCTGAGGGCACGATACGATCTGGGCCGGATTCCCCCGCTGCATCCTATTCCGCGATAATCCCCTGTGACGCCATTATCCCCATCTTCCCGTGCAACAACATTTCGCTTGACACGCTTCCCAGGATTTGTTACACTTTGGAAAATTAGTCAGAAGGGGATGAAATGAAATCCAGTCGTCGTAGCTTCTTGTCCGCCCTCCTGGGCCTGCCCGTCGCCGCCAAAGCGATCCTCGCCGCCCGGCCTCGGCCGGCCAAGGTCCCGATCCTGCCCGAACCGGCTTCGCCCGTCTACGTGGGCCTGTTCGATGATCGCGAGCGGGAAGTGTCGGGCCACGGCTACGCCCGCGTGCCGGCCGGCGGGCCTGACGAACAGATCGAATTTCCACAGGCGACCGGCGCGTGGGGCACAGTGACGCAGATGGCCTTCTGTGACGGTCCCTTCGGGCCGCCGCTGTGGTTCATCCGGTTCGATTGCTACGGGGACGTGGATGAAGGCAACATTGTTCGCGTGACGGTGCATCCCTCATGCTGACGCCCGTACTGCCCAAATCATTTCGCTGCATCTTGGCCCGGAGCCGTGCCCGGATCGACCTCGGCGCGATGGTCGAGCCGCTGGTGCAGATCGGCGCGGACGGCCGCTGCTGGGTGTACGAATCCTACCGCAACACCCTGGGCCTGGGTGGGCTGACAGGGCTGATTCCTCTGCACGGGCCGACCGATCTGGCCGGCGTGCAACAATTTTTGGCCGGCTACCGGGCCGGTGAAGCTAAATCGGCGCGCGAGGACCCGGTAGTGCCTGCGCCGCCCGAATACCAAATCTGAGGAGGTTCGATGGCCTGTCATAGTGTCGGTGAACTGGTGGTGAACGTGCGGATCGAGCAAGAGCCGTCCGCGAAAGAGTTGACCTGGCGCGAGCGCCTGTGGCTGCGGCTGTTCCGCCGCCTGCCCGTGCGGTCCGAGCTGCGCCGCGAGGTCCGGCCCCTGCGGCTCGCCGTGGCCCAACTTCAGGAAACCGCGGTCAAGCTCGAAACGCGAATCCGGGTCCTGGCGTGCCCGAAACATGCCTACCAGTTGGTGGTTGGATCGGGCGTGGAGGGCTTCACGCCGCGTACCTATTTCGGCGGCCCCGACTATTTCGCCTTCCGCTGCCGGCACTGCGGGCACCAGACGCAGAAGACGGTCGCCCAGATGACTGCCGCCGAGCGTCGGGCGCTGGCGGACCTGGGCCTGTTGCCGAACGAGACGCCGGCCAAGGGCACCGGCAAGAAGGGTCCGCACACCGGCGGGGTGGTGAAGCTGCAATGAACCTGCCCTTTACCCGGGAACAACTGTATCCGGCCCAGGCCGCTGCGATCCGCCGCGAGCAATTTATGGAATATCTCCAGAAGGCGATTGAGGGTGTGGCGAAACGGCCTGAGTGTAGATGCAACATTTTAGGAGGTGAATTTCGTGCCGTACATCGAGAATCCTAAGACCAAAGGCAGCGGCATCGTCTGCTGCATCCCGCAGAAGGGCCACTGCCCAAACAAATGCCCGGAGTGCTTTTTCCAGAACGGGCGCTCGTACCTCGAACCGCTGGCCGACAATCTGCCTAACATGCCCGACCCGGCGCAGGTGAACGCCCTGGGCCAAGTGGTCCGCGTCAACGACGGCAATGACAGCAACGTGCAGAAGGAGGTCGTGCTGCCCCAGACCGAGTGCTACCGCGACAAGTTCTACAACACGGCGATCCCCGACCTGGACTTCCCCGGCGTGGTCGCGCGAGCCTACGCGGGCGGCCAGTGCACCGAGACCAAGCGGCAGATGCCGGTCGTGCTGACGATCAACCCCGGTCGCCTCTGCGATGAGCGGTTCTTCACCCTGGAGGACTGTCTCGGCGAAGGCATGGTCAACGGCACAGACCCCGCGCTCGTCAAGTATCTGGTCCCGCCCGTGAATCTCATGTTCGTCCGCCTTCTGGTCAGCCCCTTCAACACCGAACTGGTGGCGCGGGCGATCCGGCACTGGACCGATTGGGAAATCCCCGTCGTGCTGACCTTCATGGCCTACCACAAAGAGCCGCGTCTCCAGACGGTCCGCTGCGGAACGCCGTGCGATGAGGCGGCCCAGGGCTGGACCGAGCGCCGGCGGACCCTGAACACCTATTGGGCGGTCGAGGCCGAGACCTGGGCTTCGATCATGTACGCCTACCGGAAGAACAAGCTCGTTTATTCCTGCGGCGAGGGAATGAACGGCAGCGTCAAGTGCCGGCAGTGCGGGAACTGTCTGAGGGAGTACTTCGCTACGAAACTGAGGATCGCCGATGCTTCGTGCCGCTAAGGCGGCCGGGGCTACGTGTGCTTTTCTGGCTCGTCAGTACGGGGTTAGCCGGACTGCGATTAGTTATATTTGTAGTGGCAGAAATTGGAGACATGTTTAGGAGATCGTTATGACGCCGAAACGAAATCAGCCCTGCCCGTGTGGGTCGGGTCACAAGTACAAGAAGTGCTGCGGCAAGGCCCGTACTGCGTGGCAGAAACGCATGTGGGACCGCGTTGTCCGCGCCTTCAATCCGTAGGAACATCCGTGGAACAACGAACGTGCGGGGAGTGCCCGCTGTATCAACACGACAAGGGTCTTTGCGGCTTGACGGGCGATCCTGAGAAGGCGACGAGCGCCCTCTGTGACGATTCGCCCCTCATCCGCAAGGACGAACGAGTGAGGGTAACACGTTGAATGAGGCGCTGAAATACCTCAAGAAGCAGTATCGGATCACCGTCACGGCCCAGACCGTGCGGAATTGGGAACAGAAGGGCCGGCAGGGCGAGAAACTCGCCGGCCGCGAGCCGCAACACCTGGATACCTGGGTCGAGCGGTTTGGCCGGAAGGCGTTCAACCGAGGCCGGCCCCGCAAGGCCGCCTAATGTCATAAACAGCGATCTTCGTTTGTGACATTAAGAGGCCCCGACGCCCGGACAGATAACCCGGATATGTCGGGGCCTTAACTTTTTCTCTTGACTTCTATTATCGGACCTGATACACTAATAGTCTATGAGAAATGAGTGCGACAATGAGCTTTGGACTGTCGAGGATGCGCCCAGGAAGGTTTATCGTAGGAATTGGCGTATTCAGGACCGACCGCACTATTTGATGCAGCGGTATGGTTTGACGCCCAAACAGTATGCTGAAATGCTTCTGGCCCAGAACGGCGTCTGTGCCATTTGTGGTAAACCACCTTCTGAGGACAAGAGCCTTGCGGTGGATCACGACCACAAGACTGGACAGGTTCGGGCGCTATTGTGCCATGTGTGCAATAGGCAGTTGGGCTTGTTCGAGGCTCGATTTGCTGAGTTTTCTGCGTACTTGCGGAAATTCATTTTGGAGCGGTAACTATGGCAGATAAGACCTTCAAGGCCAACGATCCGATCACCGTCAAATTCCAGGCCGTGGGCGGCCGGGCCGATCTGACTGTCCAAATGGACGTGTTCGACACGACCGACGCCAAGGTCCTGGGGCAGTGCGTAGTTATGGCCCCGGTCGCGGACGCGCCGGGCGCGTATTCGGCGGCCTTCACGCCGAACGCGGAAGGTGACTGGCTGGTGCGGATCACCGATTCGGGCGGCGGCAAGGCTATCAAGAGCTTCTCGGTCGGCCCGGTGAACCTCAAGGACGTGGCGACGACGGTTAATGCTGTGGGAAACGCGGTCGTGACCGTAGATGGCAAGGCCGACGCGATCAATGCCGCTGTGGGCGGCGTGGCCGCTGCCGTGGCCGACATGCGGACCGTGGTCAACGCGATCCAGACGCAGGTCGGGACCTTGGGCGACTCTCAAGCCATGATTGGCTGATGTGAATGTCTACCGGAAACTCTCTACCGGATGGAACGAATTTTACGTTGTGGCCGGGACGCCGGATGCGGTTGTTCGCGTGTTTGTGAGCGGACCCGCCCGGCGTGAGTTACCGATTAGGCCGGTTCCGAACGAACCGGGGATTTACCGTGCGACTGTGAATTTTGCACGTACGGGTAAGTATTTGGTCACGGTGTACGAGAACAATATGCGAACGGCAGCGTTGATCGCGGAGGTTACATGAACATCGACCTCGCCAAGCCCATGCCGTCCCTGCCGCCGATCACGACCGAGAAGCTCGATCAATACATTACGCAGTTGGCGCTGACCGGCAAAAAGCGCCGGGCCGCCATGCTGGCCTTGATCGAGCCGCACTCTCTCTGGGCTTACCGCAAGACCCACAGCGATCTGGCCGAGCGGGAAGCCGAGGCCCTCGCGTTCTACGCCGAGTGGATCGTGGAGGAGATCGAAGAAGCGATGTTTAATCGCGCCATCAAGGGCGTGACCGAGCCAGTGTTTTACGAAGGCATCAAGTGCGGCCATAAGCGCGTGTATTCCGACAGACTGCTGGCGCTGCTGGCCAAGCGTTACATACCAGAGTATCGCGATCACCTTACGGTGGACGCGAACGTAAAGGCGGGCGTGCTTGTCGTGAATACGCCCCTAACCGTTCAAGAATGGGAGAAACAGTATGGCACAACCGGGACAGCCATCGACGCAACCGTACAGAGTGGAACTGGAGCCGATAGTGGGGGACGACCAGACGGCCCCGCAGACGATCATAGTGCCGGGTCAGACTCAGGTCCGTGTCCTGATTCGCAGCCAGAGGCGACCGGGCCTGTTGGCCCAGGTGGAAACGATGCTGGATAAGAAGCTCGTCACCATCGCCGCCGGCGCGTGCGCCGAGCATCTTGTGAGCAAGTACGGCGACTCCATCGACCCCGACCGGGCCGCGATGACGGCCGAGCGGGGCTTTGACGGCTTCGTGGCGTCCCTGAACCGCAGCGAGGCCGGCGTAGCGACTCTCTAACATGGCAGGCACGGCGACGACAATCCGTTGGTGGTTCCTCCTGGCGGTCCTGGCCCTGGCTGGCTGCGATCTGCGGCCCCTGCCGGCCCCGGAGGACGCGGGCGTGGTCGTGCTGAAAATGGAAGGCGGCCACGGCAGCGGATGGGTGTTCGACTCGAACAGCGTCATTACCGCCCGGCATGTCGCCGACACGAACGATCTGCTGGTGGTGGTCACGTCAGATGGGGAACTATACCTGGTCGTGCGGATCGTCCAGGCTGTCACCGACGCGGCCCGCCTCTACGTGGATCGGCCCTTTGCGGTCCGGCCCCTGCCCGTCAGCCGGCACACGGTTCGCGTGCGCGATCGAGTCGAGGTCGTTGGGACCCCGAAAGAGGCGGCCAACACGAACGCCGTCATGCCTGGCGCAGTGGTCAAGGTCGGCGTACACACGCACACGACATTTTCGCCAGTCTATGTCCACTATGTAGACGCGCATATCAACTGCGGCGTGTCGGGCGGCCCGGTCCTCTACCGGGGGGCCGTCGTTGGGATCGCCGTATTGACAAACGGATACTGGACCGGCTTTCTGCCGGTGACGGAATTTCAGGATATTTTGCGATAATGGCCAAGATCGAGTGGCAAGTTATGGACGGCCGCCTTCGGGCCAAGGTAGACGGCAAGCTGGCCGCATGGTATCCGCAGCCGGGATCACAGACTGCGTTCATGCAGTGCCCCGTAGCCGAGGTTCTCTTGGAAGGCAACCGTGGCGGCGGCAAAACCGACGCCTTGCTCATGGACTTTGCCCAATATGTTGGCCAAGGCTACGGCCCGGAATGGCGCGGCATCATCTTCCGCCGCACGTTCCCCGAATTGTCCGACGTGACGCAGAAGGCCAAGCTGTGGTTCAAGCAGATTTGGCCCGACAGCGACATGAACGTCCAGAAGATGCTCTGGCAGTGGCCCACGGGCGAGACCCTGTATTTTCGGCATATCCTCCGGGATGATGACTACCTGGACTACATCGGCACCGACTATCGGTGGATCGCGTTCGAGGAACTGGTGACATGGCCGACGCCGGTCAACTACCTCGCGATGATGGCGTGCAACCGATCTTCGGTCGCCGGCATCCCTCTGCACTACCGCGCCACGACGAACGCTTACGGCCCTGGGCATAACTGGATCAAGAAGCGATTCCGGCTGCCGATCATGCCGGGGCGCGTCGTTGGTCCCACGATCACAGACTCGGTGAACAAGGACGGCCATAAAGAGCCGCCGCGACTGGCGATCCGGTCCAGCCTGGCCGAGAACAAGATCATGCTGTTCGCCCAGCCGGACTACGCGATCAAGGTCGCGGCGTCTGCCGCCAACGCGGCCCAGCGGGCGGCCTGGATGGATGACGACTGGAATATCACGGCGGGCGGCATGTTCGATGACATCTGGCAAGACGCCATCCATGTCGTGCCCGATCTGCCGTTCAAGCTCCTGGAGGAAGCGGCCAAGGCAGGCTGGTTCCTCAACCGCGCCTATGACCACGGGCAGTCTAAGCCCTTCTCGGTCGGCTGGTGGGCACAGTCCAACGGCGAGCCGATCCGGTTCGCGGACGGCCGGCTGGTCGGGTCAAAGCGGGGCGACATTATCCGCTTTAACGAGTGGTACGGCTGGAATGGCGAGGACGATGAGGGCCTCCGTCTGGCAGCCGGCGAGATCGCCCAAGGCATCAAGGAACGCGAACAGGAAATGGGCCTGTGGGGCATCATCAAAAAGGGTCCCGCCGACTCGGCCATCTTCGCCAACTACGACGGGGCAAAGTCCGTGGCCAAGGACATGGCGGCCAAGGGCGTCTATTGGGATGACGTGGATAAGTCGGCTGGCTCGCGACATCAAGGCTGGCAGCAAATCCGCAAGTTGCTCAAGGCGGCGGTCCCCGAACAGGGCCAGCGTGAGGCCCCTGGGCTTTTCGTCTGCGAACGCTGCGAACAGTTCCGGCGCACCGTGCCGTGCCTCTCACGGGCTGACAAGGACCCGGACGACGTGAACGATAAGACCGAAGATCATATTGGCGACGAGACAAGGTATCGGACCCGCTGGACTCGCAAGGGATTTACGAACAGGAGTTGGTGACATGGGCGACGTATCGACAGTCAGTTCAGCCTATCAGGCCATGCTTCCCAAATGGCTGCGGATTCAGACGCTCTTGGACGGCACGGACGCGATGCGGGCGGCCGGGGAAACTTATCTGCCCAAGCACGAAGCCGAAAGCGACCTGCGGTATGCCGAGCGATTGGGCGGCAATGTGCTGTTCAATATGGTGGACTTGACCCTGGGGACCTGGGTCGGCAAACCGTTTATGAACAAGATTCGCTATTCGGATGATTTCTCGCCGGAATTGAAAGACCTCATGGTGGACGTGGACCTCCAGGGGAACGACCTCTGGATATTCGCCCGCGACTGGTTCCGCGAGGGCGTGGGCAAGGCGTTCTGCCACGTCCTTATCGACTTCCCGCGCATCGACCCGCAGGGACGCACGGCCGCCGACGACGCCCGCGAGGGGGTCCGGCCCTACTTCATCAAGGTCAACCCGGAGAACGTCACCTACGCCGTGTCCGAGCGGATCAACAACAAAGAGGTCTTGACGCATGTTCGGATTCTGGAAACGACGACGACAATGGTCGAGTGGGAGGAAGTCAGCACGGTTCAATACCGCGTGCTGGATCGCGTCCTGCGGCCCCTGGACAATGGGCAGATTGTCGTCAAGGTTCACGTCGGTATCTGGCAACAGCAAGAGGTCGAGGTTTCCGCCAACTCGAAAAAGACCGACGTGAAGTGGGTCGAGGTTGACGGATGGGACATGGACATTGACGAGATTCCGCTGGTCACGTTCTACGCCGCCCGGTCCGCGTTGATGCAGGGCAAGCCGCCCCTGGAGGATCAATCGACCCTCAATATCCGACATTGGCAGTCCAATTCCGACCAGATTTCCGTGCTGACCGTTGCCCGGTTCCCGATCCTCGCCGGGTCTGGTATTGATGAAGATGAGACGGGCCAGAAAACGGTCATCGGACCTTACCGGGCGCTCACAACGGCGGACCCGCAAGGCGAGTGGTACTATGTCGAGCATACCGGGGCCGCGATCCAGGCCGGCAAGACCGATCTGGACGACCTGGAGGCTCGGATGAAAAGCTACGGCGCTGAGTTTATGAAGGCCCGGCCCAGCCGGGAAACGGCCTCGGCCCGCATCCTCGATTCCGCCGAGGCGACCTCGCCTTTGCAAGACGCCGTGGCCCGCTTCAACGACGCGATGATGACCGCCCTGGGCTTTATGGCCAAGTGGCTCGGCATCGAGTTGAATGGCAAGGCTGAGGTTCCGACCGATTTCGGTCAGTTGGACGCGAACGACCTCCAGACGTTGGACGCCGCCCGCGCTCGCGGGGACATCGCCCGCCAAGTGTATCTGAAAATGTTGCAACAGAATGGCTTGTTGCCGAATGATTTTGATTACGCCGCCAATGAGGCGGCACTGAAAAAGGAGACTGTGACAAATGTTCGACCTGCTCAAGAACAAAGAAGTGAAGGACCTGACGTTGGTGCCGGAAAACCTGCGGGGTCTGTACCAGTCGAAAGCTGACAACAGCGGATTCGAGATTCGCAGTTCCGACGCCGGTGTGGCCAGCGCGATCGCGGCGATTACGGGCCTCAGCGGCGCTCTGACCGCCTCGCGGACCGAGTGCGACACGCTCAAGCGCAGCGTGCCCGATCTGTCCCCGCTGAAGGACTACGGCGACACGCCCCAGGCGATTGCCGAAAAGGTCCAACAGATGATTAAGGACTTGTCCGCCAAGGGCGGCGAGGCCGCTGCCGCCATCGAGCGCGTCAAGCACGAAATGGGACAGGTCCACCAGACCGCCCTCAGCGAGAAGGACAAGGCGCTCGCGACGATGACGCAACAGTTGCACGAACAACTGGTCGGGGCCGAGATCAACCGCATCGCCTCCGAGAAGGGCGTCGATTCGGACCTCCTGCGTCCGTTCGTCATGCCGAACATCAAGGTCGTGTCTGATCCGAACGGCAAGCTCAAGCCGGTCGTGGTCGAGCCGGACGGCAAGACCGTTCGTTATTCCCAGAAGGTGGCTGGTGCCGAAATGGGCGTCAGCGAGGCCGTCGAGGAATTGCTCGGCCAAGAGAAGTTCAAGGTTCTGGTTCCGTCCAAGGCCCCGGTCGGTGGTGGCGCTGTCCAGCCGAACCGGCAGGTTCAGCGTCCGGCCCAGGCCCCGAAGTCGGCCGTGGATAAGATTTCGGCCGGCATCAAGAAGTTGGGATAATTCACAGAATTATCTTGATTTTATCGGACGTTTGTGGTAGTATGGTGTTTGAAAGTTGTGGCGCGGGCAATGGGGCGATCCCGCCGAAACCGCGATGGTGGATGCGCCGAGAACAACGCAAAGAGTAACTAACGTGGTTTAAGGAGATCGCCTCATGGCGTCGATTACTTTCGCGGAAGCTGCAAAGCTCTGCCAAGATGAACTGGTTTCCGGTCTCATCGAGAACATCATCACTGTCAATCCGTTCTATCAGGTCTTCCCGTTCGATTCCATCGAGGGCAACGGTCTGACCTACAATCGCGAGGACGTTCTCGGCGATGTCCAGGTTGCCGGTGTAGGGGCAACGATCACGGCGAAGGCCGCGACGACCTTTACGAGCGTGACCTCGGTTCTGACCTCGATCCTCGGCGATGCTGAGGTCAACGGTCTGGTCCAGGCTACGCAGAGTCCCGACACGGACCAGACGGCCCAGCAAATCGCGTCCAAGACCAAGACCGCGAGCCGGAAGTATCAGGACATGCTCATCAACGGCACGGGTGCCGGCGATGAATTCCTGGGGCTGCTCGGTCTCGTCCCCGTGGCCCAGAAGGTCGCGACCGGCGCGACGGGCAAGAACCTCGGTTTCGAGGACCTCGATACCCTGCTCCATCTGGTCGTGAGCAAGGACGGGCAGGTGGACTACATGCTGTTCCCCGCCCGGACCATCCGGTCCTTCAAGGCCCTTCTGCGGGGTCTCGGCGGCGCGAGCGTGAATGAGGTTGTGGAAATGCCGAACGGCACTCGGATCATGGCCTACGAAGGCGTTCCGATCTTCCGCAACGACTACATTCCGGTCAATCAGGCCAAGGGTGGGCAGGCGAATTGCACGACCATCCTCGCCGGCGTCCTGGACGACGGGTCCCGGAAGGTCGGTGTGACGGGTCTGACCGCCAAGAACGCCTACGGCCTCGCGGTCGAGCCGGTCGGCGTCCACCAGTCCAAGGACGAGCGGATTTGGCGCGTCAAGTGGTACTGCGGCCTGGCGCTCTTCAGCCAGTTGGGTATCGCTGCCGCCGACGGTATCCGCAACTAAGAGTCCGAAACACAAGGGCGGTCCAGTGGCCGCCCTTGTTTCTGTAACGACCATTTCGAGGAACAATCATGGCTTCAAAGCCTTATCATCTGACCGCAGGTCGTGGCGTGGTCGTCGTGTGGGCGGAAAACGAGACCGACGCCAAGGCTGCGGCAAAAGCACTGTTGGTTGGAGATACCAACACGGTTTGGGATACGGCCGTGGTTTCCGATCTCAGTGTTGTGGTAGCTGCCGCCGACATGGAGGGCTGGCGGCTGAATGTGAAGGTGAATACGGCCGCCGACGTGGAGGTCTACAATGTTACTGCCACAGGCGCAGCCGCCGATACGCTGGATGATTTGGCCGATGACGTGGTGACGTTGCTGGAGGCTGCCGGCGGGGCGGCTTTGA